AGACGGATAGCGCCGGTTCCATCACGATGCTGTCACGGAACCGGCACTGTTTTTACTATGTTCTGTGAATCACCAATAGGTATGGCAGTAGCCGGGAATTGGCGGGATCGAGCGGGAAACCATGGGAAGGCCCAATTAAAGGGGATCGGGAGGCGAGCAAGGCAAGTCAGGGAAGACAAATACTTTGCGCGCGATTTGGCAGTAAATTAATTTAGCACCGAAAAATGGCGTGCGATTTGGCAGTACACTGTCATACTCTAAGTGACCTTATCGCTTAGAAGATTTTTTATCTTCTTCGCAACTTCTAAATATTTTGTGACCATCGAGAATTTTAATATCTCTTTCTACGCGTTTACCAAGCGCACTCCCAGTTAGTCTTTCAGCAAACATGGATGAAGTCTTGTCGAGTGTCACCCGAACTGAAAAAGGTATATCTTCGCCAAATTTACGATTCATGCCGCCTCCCTCTTGAGAATATACAGGTGGTGTTCAAGTATTAATCGTGTAATAAAATGATCGAGAACCCAGGTATATAGTTCACGGTGCTTTTCTTCTAAGCAATTTTTCTTATTTCCGAGTATGCTAAGAACATAGATTGGCTTTCGCACATTTGGACAATAAATTGGACAAGCAAGGATTGATCCACTATCGTGTGGTTGTATATTTCCTTTTATAATATTTCTTTCGACCTTACTATTTTTCTTTAATTCTGCTTGAATATCAGAAACTATTATCATAGTTCCAGTAGTTAATGCTCGCATTATAGTGCTTGTTGGAGATGAAAGTCTATCTGGGCTGGTCCGAGGTGGATGTGTTGTTGGAGCAAAAGCAAACCAGTCATCTGGCTTATTGTCTTTTATTGACATTAGCCCTACTCTAAACTCAACCTCATCATTTTGCAGATATTCAAATACACCCTTTACCCCACATGCTAGCAATCCAATTTGTTGTGTAGGTTGTGTTATGTTATTGAAGATATCAGTAGAAATCCATCTTTCAGAAAGTGATTTTTTTGTGTCTCTAAGAAATCGTTCCGATTTTGCCAAAACTACTTGATTTATAGATTCAAGAATTGAAAGTATATCTTCTCTATCAAGTGCGCTATTTGGTTTTGAATAATGAGATACTACACCTTTTAGCCCTTTTGCTAATTGGCTTAGAGCATATATTATTGCAACTAAAACCAAGTGGTTTGTTTTTAAGACATTAGTAGCTCTACCTCCTATTGCTGACGATAATTGAGCTGATAAATTAGCATTAGATAGGATAGTGACGATAAAAGAAGTCGGTAAAATAAATAACAATGGACCAAATATAAATTTTACCGACCAATGTTCATATTGGGAAGATATCCATGAACAAATTTTGGTTACCCTCGACGTCCTGAATTCAGGCAATTTCATAAATTATAATATTCCTTTATGGATAAAACATCTAAACAAAAGTCTTTTTTCCTACCGGATAAAACATGTCAAGAGATGCAGTGTTGTTAGATTCCGATTGGCAGAAAAGTCTAGCTGAACAAAACTGACGCGCGATTAGGCGGTAAGAAATATAGATTTAACCCGTCGCCTCTGGCTCACTGACCTTCTTTCTAAAATTCTCATCGTCTTTACAGAAAGTAAGCGAATCAAAAATCAATCCTGACAGTTTCATGAGGTGTTCAGGCTTAGAAATGATAATCCCATTTGCGGTTCCGATTTCAAGCCCAGCCTGCCTAATCGCTTCTTTACGTTCTTCAGATAGCTCGACAATAAATTGCACTGCCGGGCGCTGCTTATCTCCCTGATAGCGGAGAATCCAGCGATTTACCTTGCCTTGGTAAAGAACCGAGTAATACGATTCCGTGTCCTTCCCAACAATTTCATCTGTGTCAACCAACCCGCTTACTATTTCTCTTACAATATACAAGATTTTTCTTTCAGCTGCTGTGGTCACGATTTTGGGATTTACCGCGTCAACAAAATCTTCTTCCATTTCATCCAAGGCTCCTTGAGGACTTTTGTTTCCGGCCTGAGATGATGGTGGCGTGCTAAGGCCGCTGACCACCATTTTCCCCATGGCCGCTGCGACCGATTGTTTTACTAGAGGAGTTATTGACTCCAGAAACTTCACTGTCAGTTTAGGAGCCAAGTCCGCGCGGATAGCGATCAGTCTCACAAAGTCCTGATCTACCTCACGTAAACAGCTTTCTATGGCATCCTGGAATATGGAGAGAAGTATACGGTCTTCGGCAAAGGTGCGGAGGGCTTCAGGGTGAAATTGATCATACCGGAAATGGTAAAGCTGTTCGGCGGCCGAGTCGGAAAGCTCATGAAAATCGACCATAAGAAACGGATCTGGGTCCATGATGTTCTGCTGCTTCAAATCGGTGTAGAAGCGCCATTCACGGCCGTTTGATATTGCAGCGATAGTAACGCCAGGCGTAGCGTTAAAGTACCGCGCCAGTTGACTGGTGTGGTTGGTGATCTTTTCAATAAAGGGTTTCGCCTCAACAAACATGACCGGACGTGCGTCGGAAAACAGGGCGTAATCTACCCTTTCATTCGCCTTTAGACCAGGGAGATCGGCAGTGTACTCTGCTTTAACCCTGGTAGGATCAAAAGGGCTGAAACCTAGAATATCCAGAAACGGCAGGATTAGAGCCTGCTTTGTGGTTTCCTCAGTATTGCAGTGCGGCCCTACGCTCTTGACGTGTTCAACGTGGCGCAGCAGTCTCTCCTTAAATTCCAGCATAAAGCCTCCTTTGCTGACGATTAATACCTACATTCTCCTCCCACTCCACACCACGCGACCGACGACATGCAGGTCGTTGACCTCAGTCTCAGTAACAACTTCAGGATCATAGATTTTGTTGTCTGATTTGATAATCAGTGATCCGTCCCGCCTACGCTGAACACGTTTCACCATCAGAGAGCCGTTGTACCGCAGCACATAAATGGCGTTATCCTCAACCCTCCTTGTGCCGGTGTCGACCAGGATCAGGTCGCCATTGGAGAGCGTCGGCTCCATACTGTCGCCCTTCACGCTTATCAGGGCAAGGGCCTGGACCGAGACGTCCAAGGCATTCCGCACCCACTCAGAGCGGAATGCCAGGTGGTCCACGATCTGTTCGCTGTGGACCATGGCTCCGCCGCCTGCACTGGCTGCTACCTCATAGCGCGGGACCAGGACGAAGTCCTCGCCCAGGTCCTTGCCGGTTGTGTATTCCCCTGCCGGCCCTGCCTCATCCCGCTTCATCGGACCGTCGCCGGTCGCAAGCCAGCCAAGACAAACACCGGCAGCATGAGCAATAACCTCTAATGTGTCAAGAGGGGGATAAGTTTCGCCGAGTAAATATCGGCGCAGTGTTCCTTCAGAAATGGCGCACTTGTCGGCAAATGAGCGGTTCGATATGCCGTTCATTGCCTTTTTTAACCTGCCCTTGAACGCGTCAGAGTTCATGAGCCAAACTCTGACGCGAACTCTGACGCCGTGTTCTTTTGGTCAGAGTTGTATAACATACTGAAATTAAACGGCATATATGCGCCCCTGTAATAAAATAAGAAAAATCGAACTCTGACGCGTATTTTTTGTTTGACATGCGTATTATTTGGAAGTAACCTTTCAAATAAGTTTGGAACTCAGAACAAAAAAAGGAGGGTGGCTAACCCACCTTTCGAGTGCGGTACCTGTTCTTAATGTAGGAATCGAAATAGCCCCCCTTGGACCCGGCACGCATCAGCCCGGAATACCGTTCTTCAGGTACGCCGGAATACTGATATATACCGCCGCTGTGAAACTTTATTTCCAGGATCATGGAGTCAGGCTCGTAACCCACGGAATGGATATTTGATGATGATACACGCTGACGGTCCATCAATTGCCTCCCGCGATAAAAAAATAAAGAACATGAACGAAGCTGATCTTATCTCCCTATTCGACTGGTATGACTTCAGGGACCCAATCGGTCACAAACTAACCATGTGCGACGACTTTCTCGACCTGGTTAAGGCTGTTACCGGTCAAAATCTATCACGAGGTAAGCTATGAACCGCAAAATTAAATCCATCCTGGTCCGGAGAGGGATAAAGCAGAAAGAGATCGCCGAGGAACTCGGCCTCGATATCTCCACCGTATCCGGCTGCATCAATGGGCACAATGGTTCCAAGCGGATCAAGGAATACATCGCCAAGCGCCTCAACATGGACTACGCGAAACTCTGGGGCAGGGCCGCTTGATATTAAGTGGTGAATATAAGCCATCCTTAACCGTGCCGCAACAGTTTTAATAAAAGAAGTTTGGTTGCATGGGGCCGCGATATGTCCGGAAAAGTAGCAAAAACTCACTACACCGCCAAGGAATTAGCCGGGCTTCCGGGGTTGCCAGATACTGAGAGCGGCGTCATTCGCAAGGCAAAGTCAGAATTATGGCCCTCCCAAAAGCGCACCGGCCGCGGCGGCGGCCGCGAGTACCCTATCACCGCCCTGCCTGCCGAGACGCAGGATCACCTCATTAACCAAATGGTTGTAGATCTCCCTGAAAAGGCATGTCAGCTCCCCGCCGTCCGCGAGGCTTCAGTCATAGCCGAACCACAACCGGCCACCTCCCTCCCGGCCGTCACCACCCTCAAGAAATGGCAGGCACAAACCATGGATGCCCGACTGGTCTTCATACGCCTCATCGAGCGGGCCGCTCCGAACATCGGCGTCACCAGGGCGATCCGCACCATTGTCAAACAGGCTACTGAAGAGACACTCCCGCCCGAGGTCGCGGGCCTTGTACCACTCGCCAACGCCCGCAAGGGCGCGGACGGCTCCCGCACACTATCGGAGCGGTCACTACTGCGCTGGTGGTCGGAGTACAAAAAGGCCGGCTCTTATGCCGCCCTGGCGCCGAGGGCCACGGAGCATAACGACCTGCCTGCCTGGGCGCCATACTTTCTCCAGGTCTACCGCGTCCCGCAGAAGATCAGCGTGGATCACGCACTGGAGGATCTGGCCGCCATCCTCCCCGAAGGGATACCGATGCCGAGCGAGAGCCAGGCCCGCCGCTTTATCAAGAAGTACAGCCGCCTGGAGATCCAGAAGGGGCGCATGACCGGCAAGGAGCTGAAGAGCCTGAAGGGCTTCATCCGCCGCGACACCAGCGAGTTCCTTCCCCTCGACATTTGTCTCTGCGACGGCCATTCGTTCAAAGCCGACGTGGCCCATCCGGTTCACGGCAGGCCCTTCAAGCCCGAGGTGTGCGGCGTCATCGACGCCGTAACTCGCGTGTGTCTCGGCTGGAGCGCCGGGCTGGCCGAATCCTCACAAACCGTGGCCGACGCCTACCGGCATGCGGTCACCGTCAATGATGAAAAGCGCTACGGCGGTATTCCCGCCATCCTCTATGCCGACAAGGGCGCAGGCAACGAAGCGATCGTCAACTCCGATCCTTTCTGCGGCATGTATGCGCGCATGGGTAGCACCTACAAGACCGGCATCCCCGGCAATTCCCAGGCCCGCGGGCTTATCGAGAAGATGCAGGATAGCCTCTGGATCCGCGCGGCCAAGAAGCTCCCAACCTACAGCGGCAAAGGCATGGATGATCAGGTCCGGCGCAAGGTGTACCTGGCCATGGAAAAGGACGTGAAACAGGCGTTAAAGACGGGCAAAGAGGGGAAGAAATCGCAATTGCTGCTCTCCTGGCTTGAATTCCTCGACTTCTGTCAGGCCGAGGTCGAAGCCTACAACCGGCGACCCCACTCGGCCCTTCCGCGGATAACAGATTCCGAGACCGGCCTGCGCCGCCACATGTGCCCGCTGGAGATGTGGAGCGCCTTCCTGGCCGAAGGCTGGGCAGCAACGGTCCCTGAGCCCAGTGAAATGGATATCCTGTTCAGGCCGCATGTCACCGTAACCACCCGCCGCGGCGAGGTGCGCCTGTTCGGAAACGTCTACTATGCGGCGGACCTGGTCCACTACAACGGTGAAACCGTCATCGTCGCCTATGACATCCACGACGCCCAGCAGGTTTTGGTTAAGGACCAGGACGAGCGGCTCATCGCAATAGCCGGATGGAACGCCAACAAGAAGGCTTTTTACCCGGTCTCCGCAGTCGAGCAGGCGCGCGAGGACCGCAAGAACCGGCGTATCAAGACATTGGAGCGTCACCTGGACGAGGTGCAGGCTGAGGCCGACGTTCCGCTCCTGACCGACTGCAGAGAGTTGCCTCCAGAAGTCATAGCTTTTGAAGAAAAACAGAAAGAGAAGGAAACGAGAAAAGAAGAAAACAGAAAGCGGTTTTTCAACGACATCAACGAGGTCTATGACGACATCCGGGCACGGCAAAAACAGGGGCTCGCGTCGGAATATGAAACCACCTGGGCGGACGACAAGGACCGCTCCGGGGCCAAGCGGGTGGGGCTCTACAAGACCGACCCCGATTGCGCGGGCAGGTTCAAGATTGCCAAATAAAAAAGCCGCCTGGTGTCTTCACCACCGGCGGCCAACTCCCCGCGAAAGCGGGAATAACTTGGATAGGGGGACTATAGCAGATGAAACACGAAATGGTCAAAACAAAAGACGTCCGGCGCTTCATGCAGAGCGTCGAAGACCTCTTGAACCGCCCCATGGGCACCGAGGGCATGGGGCTCCTGTGGGGACCTCCCGGCACCGGAAAAACCACCTCCCTGGCCTATGTGGCCAACGTTTATGACGCGGTCTATGTTCGCGCCGTGGGTTGCTGGACCGTTACCTCCATGCTCGGCGATCTGTGCCGCGAGTTGGGCGGGAAACGGATGCTGAGGCGCTCCGACATGGTGGAATACATCGTCGAGGAGCTCACCAAGGACGGCCGCCAGCCGCGACCGATATTCATTGACGAGGCCGACTACTGCTTCCGCCAGTTCGAGATGGTCGACTCCCTGCGCGACATTTATGACCTCTCCGGCTGCCCGGTGATCCTCATCGGCATGGAAGACATCGCCCGCCGTATCCGCACCCATGAGCGGATCGCCCGCCGCATCACCCAGTGGATCGAATTCAAGGGCCTCGACTTCGACGACACGGTCCAGGTAGAAAGTGAGGTCTGCGAAGTGACGCTCGCCGAAGATCTTATCCGCCACCTCCATGCGGCGACCTCGGGCAACATCGGCCGTATCATCATCGGCCTGACCAAGATCGAGAAATTCGCCCTGGCCAACGGACTGGATACCATCTCCGCCGCTGATTGGGGAGAGCGACCCCTTTACTTCGACCAGCCCACCTTCGGCCGAAAAAAGGCCGGCAACGGGACATAACCCTCTTTTGAACATGCGATATCGGGGCGTAGGACTTTGGGATAGACCAAAACCACTACACTGAGATGCATTCAAAGGAGGAGTGAATGGCTGGGAAGAAAGGAATGTACCACAAGAAACCTGACGCGAAGGCCGTCAGGAGGATGATCTGGAGAAGCATGCGGGTAATGCGGACGTTTACGCTGGCGGGGCTGGCGGTTACCGTCCCAGGCGCAACCTACGGCAATGTCAGAAAGTTTGTACACGGCATGCACCGGCATGGCGTCGTCACCAAGATCGGCGGTTACGTAAGCGGCAGGGCCGGGGATCAACAGCAGTATCACCTGGTTAAAAACAGCGGGCCGGTCTACCCGACCGTGTGCGAAAAGTGCGGACAGCCTCTGTCCGCTAAAATTTGCGACCCGTCTTTAAAAGAAAGAGAGAAAGAGAAAGAGACAAAGAAAGAAAGAGAGGAGGTGGTGACCGATGACCACGACCGACCGGATGCAACTGCTGCGTGATAAGTGCGCCGAGCTCGGCCAGGCCGAAGTCGCCCGCCGCCTCGATTACTCGCCGTCGGCCATTAACCAGGCGCTGCAGGGCAAGTACCAGGGCGCCTTGGACAACCTGCTGACCAGGGTAGAAGAGATATTCGGCTGCACTACCGTCATTTGCCCGATACTCGGCGAGATATCACTCCGGAAATGCTCCGAGAACAGAAAGCGCCCGTTCGCAGCGACGAACCCGCTGCGGGTGCAGCTGTACCGGCAATGCAGAAAGTGCGGGGGGAGGCCATGAGCGAACATGTATCGGGGAAAATACGCCCTTCCGAAGATGCCCGCAAGGTTTCTAATGTTCGCCCCACCTGTCCGAAATGCAACGGCCTGTTGCTGCCCGAAACCACACTGAGCGGCGACGGCGAGACCGCTTTGGTGGTCTCGGTAGGATGCGTAAACTGCGGCGAGCGTTTCTTTCGGGGCCATCAGAGGAGGCGGCCGGGCATTGACGAGCGAATCATGCGTACATCGGAGGGCAGCCCGTCCCACAAGGGACCGAGGGCACGGGCATGACGTGGGTCTTGCTGTTCTGGCCGATAGCCGCGGTCTTTGCCGCGGTGCTCTGGTATCCCTTCGGCGAAGCGGCGGGCCGGTCTGATGAATCGGCGGAAGAGATTCTGAAGAATATTGTCGGGCACTTTTAACCATAAGGGCGGCCCCCTGAGGCCGTCCGGAAGAGGAGTGAACCATGAAACGATTTCTTAGTTGGCTGAAATACAGGAAGTTACGAAAAGAACAAGCGGCCCGGGCCGCTTCCCTGGCCGTGCAACTGGTCATGAGCGGCAGCCTTGCGCAGCCGAAGTTCACGGGGATCGGCGCCCTGGTTCGGACGGAGTTGAGAGTCCCTTCACACAAGGTATTCATCCGCCGCGAGGGCTGGGCGTGAGCGCCCCGGCCGCGTTGACGCTGGCCCTGGTCGCCTTGATGATCGGTTGCACGGCCGGGTCCATGTATCAGACCTGGACCGCCCATTACCGGAACATGGAGGCAATGACGGGCCGCTATCTGGCGGAGAAGGCGTGGCTCGACGCTCGAACAGCCGAGATTATGAACGAAGTCGAGAGAGACGCAATGGACGTTAAACGGCAGTTACAACAGAAATCAAGGAGGGGTAAACAGTGATGGAAAAAGCACTGCTAAAAAACACACTAGTTTCGGAAGAAAATATAGGAATTCCTGAAGGATATATGGAAGACAGCCGCGGCGCGCTCATGCCGGTCGAAAAGGTCCGGGAGATTGATAAATTGCGCGATGACCTGGTGCGGGGGATCGTGGCAGGCGCAATCAGTACCCACCAGGTGGTAAGCCGGTTCAAGACATCTGCCATGGCGGACATAGAGGCGTTTGTCGATCTCTCCGGAGAGCGCTTCGGCGTCAAGCGCGGCGGGGGCAAGGGAAACGTCACCCTTACCAGCTATAACGGCCGGTACCGGGTCGTCAGGGCGATAGACGAGTACATCGTATTCGACGAGCGCCTGCAGATCGCCAAGGAGCTCATCGATGATTGCATCCGCCGCTGGTCCGAGGGGTCCAGCACGGAAATACAGGCGCTGATAAACGACGCCTTCCAGGTCGACAAGCAGGGCAAAGTCAACGTCCGTGGGATACTACGCCTGCGGCGGCTCGACATTGAGGACGAAACCTGGCGGCAGGCCATGATCGCGATCGCCGAGAGCCTTCAGACGGTGGGGTCGAAGGCGTACTTGCGGGTCTACGAACGGGATGCCAGGGGCGAATATCAGCAGATCAGCCTGGACACGGCGAAATAGGAGGCTGCCATGCAATGTCCGAAATGCACGGAAAATATCGAAGAATCCGGTATCACAATCCAGCCATGCCTCGATTTAATCGAGGTTGCCTTCACCTGTCCCGGTTGCAGACGGTCATTCTTCTGTCTTCTCTCTCCGAACACCTTTGTTCAAGACATGGGCAAGCCCGCCGTCGCCGACGTCCCTGACGAAGGAGTAACGGTATCGATCCTGTCCCTGGTCGGGGTGACGGTCGATGAGGCGGTTGTGGCCGGGTGGAACGCCGAGCAACGGTTGCAGGCTGTTGACTGGGCGGGCGCTATTCATTTACAGGCATCGGATAATGACGATGTCGAGGTACCGGAAATGCCGGAGTTCCTGGAAGAGTATCAGGGGTCTCCGTTTTTGGAGGTGACGTGATGACCAGGAAACAGGAGGTGCGGTATCGGACCGGCAAACTCCAGTCGGGGGGGAATTGCGGGTGCTGTATTCACATCGAACGTCGACCGGGTGAGGACCATCTTGGCGCTCATGGGTGCCGGGTTCTGGGACCGGGTACCGGGCGAGGGTTCACGGTCAATCATGACGGGGTCTGCGACAAGTTTGAATTGCGGAGGAAATATCATGGCGCGTGAACGCGAGATTGAAGGGATTGAAACCGTGGGAGCGTTGAAAGAAGCGCTGGAGGGCTTGCCCGATGATATGCCGGTCGGAGATTGTTTCTGCGAGGGGATTATGTTGACCGTCTTCAAGGATGATGAAAACGGAAAGAGATTCATCGTCTTCCAGTGATTGCGAAACCGGCAACTTGCGAAATTTCGCAAGTTGCCCGGTCGTCCGGAGGCGGCGCTCCGGGCCTGATGATGCAGCCGAAGATGTAGGGGCGCTGCTTGCCGCGCCATCAGGAGGAACCCATGCGAACCGTAACAGGTGGAGCGTAGAAATGGAACTCTTCGCAGTAGAACAACATTTCCTTCAGCAGGAAAGAGAATTTCACGCCGACCGGATAACCCGTCGTACTCTGCGGCATCGTCCCGTCCGTGAGGTTTTGGCAGTCATGGCCAAAGCAGGCAACCGTCAGGCCGCCGAAATACTGGCGGGAAGGGGTGTCAGATGAGGTCCACCGGCGCCATTCATTTCGCCCGGATAGAGAACTCCGACCGCCTCCGCCGGGTATTGGCGGTGCTTTCCGACAGGCAACCGCACAGCACCATGGAAATTGTCCAGGCCGCGGAAGTTTGCGCTGTCAACTCGGCGATCGCCGAGCTCAGGATGAACGGGATCCGCATCGAGTGCAGACAGGTCGGCCGGGAACGCTTCGAGTACACGCTGGTCGAACAGTTGGTGACATTGGCCGATCCACCGCCAGAGGCGGCGTGAGCTGCGGGGAGTGCAAATTCTTCGGTTGGGACGGCTTGCAGCGGCATTGCCTGCATCCGGAACACCCGCTGCCGATTGTGAAGTGGCCGGGGAAGTGTAGAGACTTTGTGGACATTGATAAGAAGATTATGCCGGGGAAGCCGCAGCCGTGGTTGGAACCGGTTGAACTGCGAAGGGTGAAGAGTGAAGTGTGAAAGGGGCCAGGCAATGACGAAAGAAGATTGGGCACGGATAGAGAAAGCGCTGGGCGGGATATACGGCTACGCCAAACTCCAGGTTGACGGCCGCGAGGTCACCTTTCAGAGACAGCTTGTGTCCAAAAATTCTCTAGGGGTCATCACCTATGTTGACGGCCATATGAAGGGGGTATGGCTTTCGCCCAGGGAAGAATACCCCGAACGGCGCTACATGAGGCCTTTTTCTCGTTATATATACCCCGCGAAACAGCGGGAGAAAATAAAAAAGATGCCGAAGTGGATGAAGAAGGATCTGCGCATCGACCCCGATGAAAAGATTCAATTATTCTCCTCCATCTGGCCCTCAGCCACCGCGATTCGCCGCCACTATCAGAAGACATTCACCAGCATCGAACTGATTGAGGAAGTCGGATGAAAATCACTTGCACCTCATGCCACACGATAATGCACCTGGAGGCGGCCATGGAAGAGGCCGCGGGCCGCGAGTTTACGGCGTTCCTCGCCGGGCTCGGAGAACTGGCCAGGCCGCTGGTGGCGTACCTTGGTTTATTCCGGCCTGCTACCCGGGCGCTGGCGTACGAGCGCATGCTCCGCCTGGCCCGAGAGGTGATGGAGTTGTCGGATGATAACACACGGCTTGCGGCGGCCATTTCCGAGACGGTGGAGGCGCTCAGGCAGAAGAGGGATGAAGGCGACGTGCGGCCGCTGAAGAGCCACAACTATTTGAAGCGGGTACTGGAGAATACGCCTTCAAATCCCCCCCAGCCCCCCTTTGCCAAAGGGGGGAGTTCTCGTGAGGGGAGAGATGATCCGGATAACCCCACTTTGAAAAAGGGGGGTGGCGAAGCCGGGGGGATTTCCAAAACCGCCAGGGCCATCGGACGCCTGGAGAACTGGAAGAAAGGCTGATGCCGTGGGTCCGGGAAGCGGTCGGCGACGGCCTGGCGGCGCTGCTGGCGCTGCGGCTCAAGAATACCCCGGCCGAGGACATGATCGAGCTCACCGCCGACATCTGGGTCCAGGCGTTCCGGCAGCGGGCATTCATTGAGGAAGTGGACGCTCCCCGCATCCGCGAGGCGTTTCGGCGGATTTTTCCAAAAATCCGGGAATGGCCCGCGCCGCTGGATGTCATTGAGCTGATGCCGCCCCGGCCGGAACGGCTGAAGCTGCCGCAGCCGGTAATCAGCGACGAGGAGCACGCAAAAAACGTGGCCAGGGTTCGATTGATGGTGGGATCGTTCCTGGAAAACTGGGGACCGAAGACCACGAGGAAGGAGGATTAAACATGGCTTCAACGCGGAATAAAAAATGGAATAAAAAACAAGCCACTCCCGAAGACCGCCGCCGGTCCGAGCTCGCCAAGATCCACATAGCCAAAACTGAAAAGGGCATGTCCGATGATGATTACCGCTGCATGCTGCACAACGTAGCCGGCGTTACTTCCGCGGCCGACCTGGATGTCAAGGGTCGCCGGGCCGTGCTGGATCATCTGTGCGGGGGGCGTCCCCAGCATGCCTACCCGAAGCGCCCGAAGAATATGGACCGTCCCACTTCCCGTGCAGCGCAGTTGGAGAAGATTGAGGCGCTCCTCACCGTCGGAGGCAAGCCCTGGGCCTATGCGGACGCCCTGGCCCGGAACATATGCAAGGTTGAAAAGGTCGAGTGGGTACCGGATACCGACCTCTACAAGATCATTACTGCCCTGCGCAAGCAGGCGCAGCGTGAGGGATGTGACCTCAGTGGGGAAAAGTAATGAATAACGCATTACACAATCTTGACGGATATCCGGAGCTCCTGGAAGACTTGTGGGCGAAGATTGCCGAGGTCCTCATCGAGGGCGGTATTCACGAGACGAAAGCCCGCGAAGCGGCCTTTGCCGTTACCGAATATATCCGCGCCGAGTGGGGAGGCAGGCGGCATTACACCCCGAAAGGACGGACCGGAGCAAAACAGCCGGAGCCGGAAAGCGGTTCTCTTTTTGATGCTCCGCTCTCCGAACCGGCCCGGATTGAGGAAGAGTGCAGCACGGCCCTACGGGAGAAAATAGCGGCAATCCTGGTGGGTATGGGGATCCCGTTCGATGCGGCACTCCCCGACGTTGTCGCGGAGTTGGTGAAAAACGCCTGGGTCGGCGAGTTTGTCTATCTCCCCCGCGGGCTTCGTTACGACCTGCGCCGCCGCGATTACGCCATCTGGCGTTCATGGGACGGGTCGTATCGATCCAAACTGGAACTGATGAAACGGCACAACATCTCGGAGATTCGGTTTTACCAGATCGTGGCGCTGGTCAGGAGGGCTGAGTTTAAGCGGACTCAGCCGGTGTTGCCGGGGGTGGAATAACGCGGCGGTATGTGCCGCCGCGTCGGAGTTACTTTTCTTCACGAGTAGTAATTTTCAAGACGTTGTGTATGACTTTTTCTTCCGCGTTGGTCGCTATGGCCAATGGCGGTGGCGGCGGCGGGGTCTCAGGTTTGGGGGCCGGGGCCTCGCCGTCCTTATTTTCAGACATGCGCATTCACCTCCTTTCAGGTGAAGATATAGGCCACCCCGGCAACAGCAAGGGCGGCAAAAGAAAGGATCAAGACCTTTGAGCTGGCTCGTAATTTTATTGCTCGTTTCGTTTGCTCTGCTGATTGATTAATGACTTGCTTTTTCAAGTCATTGGCCAAGGTTTTCATTGTCGGCCCGGGCTCGTATTCGTCCAAGTATGCAAGGTAGCCCCAATAATCCGGGAATTTCACCTGCTGATCCGGTCTCCCACGAATGGCATCGAGACAAAAAGCAAGGACGAAGAACGCCGCGGCCAGGGATACGATAGACGCCCACTTCCAGAATGGGAGAGGCCAGAAGAATGTATGGTTTTGGAGAAGTGAAAAGTTAAGGGCCAAGGCCAGAGAAGCCGACCAGAGATAGGTCTTGAACAGCCCATCCTGCCGAACCGGAACCTTGTCCACAACATAGAGGTAGTAGTTCTCCATCATCCGAAAGAGCTGTTCCTGATCTTTTTCCATAAGGACGCCTCCTGATGTTTGATGAGCGGATGATAGCACACACAAAAAATCATTAACAAGTCGATAACTGATGGGCGCTGACCGGCTTGCCCGGTCCTGCGCCCAGTTATCCCCCTTCCACCAAGGCCCGCCACCCCGGCGGGCCTTTCATTTTATAAAGCCCTTTACTATCAGGCATCAACGTATCTTTGATACGTTGTCCCCGCCATTGATTAACCCCCATGGCGGAGCGCTGAATAAGCCCGGCGTTCCGCCCCTTTTAAAACACAACGGCCAACGAGGCTAACGTGATACCCGGTGCCAGCCGGGCGAGAGGGGGAGAGCCCGTCCTCCCCCTCTCACAACTTGAATACCAAGGGAGCCCACGACCCCAGCCTCCGTGATCCTGGGCAGGCTCCGTAAAGAGGGGGCGGGTTATCCCGCCCCCATGATAACAGGAGCCCCCATGTCGCACCCCATCACCGCACACTTCACCCTGGAGGAACTCACCCGCTCCGCCACGGCTCTCCGCCTGGGCCTGGATAACACCCTCCCGGCCCAGTTCCTCCGCAACGCCGAAAAGGTGGCCTCCACCCTGGAGCGCATACGCTCCTACTTCGGAGGGAAGTCCATCCGCATCACCAGCTGCTTCCGCTCGAAAACCGTCAACGCTGCCGTGGGCGGCTCCCTGACATCGGCGCATTGCGCGGCCATGGCCGCCGACTTCGAGGTCATCGGCGTGCCGCATATCGAGGTGTGCCGGGCAATCCCCGAGATCGTCCCCGAGTTCGACCAGGTCATCTATGAGTTCGGCCCCACCGGCTGGGTCCACCTGGGTCTGGCGCACAAAGCGCCACGCGGCCAGCAGCTGACGGCTGTGAAGATTAAAGGCAAGACGGTCTATAAACCGGGGATTCTGGATTTGTGGAAAATATGAAGCGGAGGTCACCCATGCGATTCTGTTTCCTTCTCATCATCCTCGCCGCCCTCGGAGCCTGTGTGCCCTGGGTACCGGCGTTCAATTAACCATCTACCAACCGGAGGTCAAACTATGAAAACCGACGTAAAGCCCTGGCTCGGAGCCTTAACCTTCATCGGATTCATCGCCTGTCTTTTGCTGTTGTTCTATGTCCCCCCTCCCTCCGGGACTCGTGACATCATCCTGATAGTCATCGGCACGCTGGTCGTCCTAGTCAAAGACGTCTACGGATTTTACTTCGGATCCAGCGAGGGGAGTGCCCGCAAGACCGAGCTGATGAGCGGCGCGGACCTGCCGATTGCGCCGGCACTGATTCAGGGCACAACAAGCATTCCCCCTACATCCTCCGTCAAAGAAGGTGGGTTCGCACGCCTGTCTATCCTGGTCATCCTTGCAATCCTGGTAACGGCCTTCATCACCGGCTGCGCAACTACCGAGACCCCGCAGAGCACAGCAGCCAAATCGCTCCTCGGTACCCGCCAGGGCATCATCGCCGTTGCCACCACCGCCGATGAGCTGTGCACGCAAGGGGTGATGAAACAGGCGGATTGCGACACCGCCGCCAAGGTTTACACCCAGGCACAGGTCGCGTACAACCTCGCGTCTGATGCCTTCCTGGTCTACCTGGATACCGGACAGCCGGGCGGCTTTGAAGCGGTCATGTCCCGGCTCAGGACGCTTTTACTCGATATGCAGAAACTGACGGGCGCGGCAAGCAGCGCCCCTACGGGAGGTAAATGATGGACCCTGCAATCGCGCAACTCATTCTCTTGGGACTCACCCTGGCGGAGAAGGTCATTTTCTCGGTGGGCGGCAAACTGATCGAGGTCAACACCTCGGACCTTACCGACCCGGCAAAGATAACCAAGGCGCTGGAAGCCGCACGGGAGGAAGGTTTCCCTGCCCTGAAGTTCGTCAGCTCCGCCCAGGGGTAGATTGTGGCAGACGAGATCGATCGCGCCCAGGCGAATGATGCGTTTTTTCTTGAGCTGGCGCTGAGAAACTTAAATCCCCCCCATCCCCCCTTTGCCAAAGTGGGGAGCCCGAACGAAGTAGATAACCCCACTCTAAAAAAGGGGGGTGGCGAAGCCGGGGGGATTTGCATCGACTGCGACAAACCCATCCCCGAAGCCCGCCGCCGGGCGGTACCCGGGTGCACTAGGTGTATAAACTGCCAAACAGAATTTGAACGGAGATCCCCGTGAGCCAACTACCTGCAATCAACTATCAAGCCCTCAACTTCTGGTTCGGTGTCGGGAACTCTTGCATCATGCTGATCCTTGGCGTCGTAGGTTGGTGGAACCTCCGGGAGAAGGTCACCAACAAAAGATTTCAGGAGGCGGAGAAACGCCTCGCCGGGCTGGAGAGCGACATCAAGCACCCGCCGTCATGCACTTACCACCCGCGCCTGGAAGAGCGGATGGACACGGCTGTAGGCAAGTTGGAACGGATGGACGGCAAAATCGACGGCCTCAACAGGGCCGTCGACCTTATGAATGAATTCCTGATTAATCAGGGAGGTAAACGGTAATGGCATTCTCCGATCTTTTGACCACCGATATCCGCCTTGTCATCCTGCGGGCACTGGAGCAGGACCTGGGTTACAGCCACAACGAGTCCATCATCCACTCCGTAGTGGAACGGTTCGGCCACAAGTGCAGCCGGGACGTCATCAGAACACAGCTTTGCTGGCTCCGAGAGCAAGGGCTCGTCACCATTGAGGACGTGGCCGGCTACATGGTGGCGACGATCACCCTGCGCGGCGCGGACGTGGCTTGTGGCCGGGCAACCGTGCCGGGCGTTAAGCGCCCGAACCCGAGGGGTTGAGCATGGGCCGCCAACCATCGTCCATAGACATGCTGCCGACCGAGATCAAGGAGCAGCTCCAGGAACTGCTGCGCGATCCGCGCTGCACTCAGCTGGACGCTACCAGGAAGATAAACGAGATACTGGAGGCCGAAGGCCATCCTGACCGGCTTACCAAGTCCAGCGTAAACCGTTATGCCCTCAAGATGGAAGAGGTGGGCGCAAAGATCCGCCAGGGCCGTGAAATGGCCGAGATGTGGATCGGCAAGTTCGGCGCCGCCCCCCAGGGCCAGCTCGGGCTCCTCATCACCGAAATGCTGCGCACTCTTGCCTATGACCTGTCGCTCAGACTCCAGGACGCGGACATAAACGACCCGGAAACCCTGTCCGCCACCATCGACCAGGTGAAGGCCTTGGCCCTGGGCGTGCAGCGGCTGGAACAGAGCACGACCCTGAATGTGAAGCGGGAGGCGGATATAAGGCGGCAGGCCTTTCAGGATGCCGCCGATGCGGTGGAGAAGTCCGACAGCCTGCAGCTGAAACCCGAAACTCTCGACTACATCAAGAAGGTGATCTATGGCCTGGCGTCATAATTTCCTCCACATATTCCTCCCGGCCCTCGCCTTCTTCTTCCTCATGGGGACGATCCGGCCGGATGCGGTCCTGGCCGCGGACAAGGCTGCCCAGGCCCCGAGCCATGTCCCGACCTCGGAAGACCAGCACAAGAGTTCCGCTTTCCCTCCCGGCTTCGAGCCGCTCATAAAGCTCACCGAGTACCAGAAGCGCTGGATCGAGGACAAGAGCCGCTTCAAGATCGGCATGATGAGCCGCCAGGGCGGGAAGAGCTTCGGCACCTCCCTGGAAGCGGTCATCGACTGCTACGAGCACAAGACCAAGTGGGTCTTTCTCTCCGCCGGAGAGCGGCAGTCCCGCGAGCTCATGTCCACGGCCGCCATGCACGCCCGCGCCATCGGCCTCGCCGTCATCGAACTGGAAGGGACCTTCAAGGAAGGCGATACGGAATACAAGCAGCTGGAGATCGTTTTTCCCAACGGCAGCCGGATCATCGGCCTGCCCGCCAACCCGGCGACCGCCCGCGGCCACTCGGCCCATATCCTCCTTGACGAGTTCGCCTTCCACAAGGATTCCCGGGCCATCTGGAAGGCCCTCTTCCCCACCGTCACCCGTGGCTACAAGATTCGGATTATCTCCACCCCCATGGGGAAGAAGAACAAGTTCTACGAACTCTGGACAGCAAAGACCCTTCAGACATTCAACGGCGTTGAGCACGAGGTCAAGGGAGAAAGGGGCGGCTGGTCAAAGCACAAGGTCGACATCTTCGACGCCGTGGCCATGGGCCTCACCCTTGTCGACGAGGACGGCAACGAGATCGAGCCCGAGGACCTGCGGCTGGCGCTCGCCGACGATGAAGCCTGGCATCAGGAATACCTCTGCGAGTTCATCGACGAAACCACCGCCTTCCTAACCTATGACCTCATCGAGAGCGTCGAGGACGTGCGTATCGACCACTATCCACACTGGGCGGAGGAGCTTGTCAATGCAGCCATCGACTTCCACGAAGAGCACAAGTCCGAGGAGAATCCTCCTCCTTTCACGGCGGGGAGGGAAATCCTTGCTGATGTCCTGTTTGCGGGAGATCTATATCTTGGCTTCGACGTTGCCCGAAGACGAGATATGTCAATCATCTGGCTTGATGAGGATAGTGCTGGAGTCGCCCGAGCCCGAGCTGTTATTGACCTCAAGAAGCAGCCCTTCGGGGTGCAGCGCCTGGTTCTGTTCTCGCTTCTGCGGCTGTCGCGCATGCGCCGCGGCTGTATCGATGAGACCGGCGTCGGCATGCAACTGGCTGAAGAGGCCCTTGAGATGTTCGGCAGCCACATGGTCGAGCCGGTTACGTTCACGCCCAAGAGCAAAGAGGCTCTTGCCAACGGAATCAAGAAAAGCTTCGAAGACCAGAAAGACCGGATCCCGGCGGAAACAGCAATCAGGCAGAGCCTGCACACGGTTAAGAAGGTAGCCACAAGCGCAGGAAACTTCCGCTTCGACGCCGACCGGGAAGAAACGACCGGCCATGCGGACCATTTCTGGGCAAAGAGCCTGGCGGTAATGGCGCGGTCGAACCCTTCCGCCCCCATCGAACACAGGACCGCCGGCCCGCTCCGGCCGGGCTACGGCGGAGCGATGAACAATTACATGAGGACCTGACATGGCTGAAAAGCAAAAACCCATCACCGACGAGATAGCCAGCGCGGCAACCGATTTCGATATCTTTCAGGGGTTCATGACCCACCTGGCCAATCCGGACAAGGTGCTGGCCCTGGAGTGCGGCGGCGACATCACCGTCTATGACGACATGAGCCGGGATGATCGTATCGGCCCTTCGCTGCGTACCCGTGCGCTGGCGGTCATCGGTCGGGAATGGGAAGTTACCCCTTTCTCGGACAAGGCCGAGGATATGCTGCGAGCCGAATACGTGAAACAGGTCTTCCTCGGCTTTCCCTTCGATCGCGCCCGGCGGGCGCTGCTGCGCGGAGGCACCCTCAAGGGGTTCGCTCTGTCCGAAGTGATGTGGGACTACAGCGAAGGGGATGTGTTCATCAAGGACATGCGCCACCGGAACCAGCGGCGCTTCCGCTTCGACCTGGAGGGAAACATCCTGCTCATCACCCGCGACAACCCCATGGGTGAGAACGTGAGTACGAGGGAAGGCCTGCCGCTTCGGAAGTTCCAGCATGTAACCTTCGGCGATGAGGTGGAGACCCCCTACGGCGTGGGCCTGGGCCGGGAGTTGTACTGGCCATGGTGGTTCAAGAAGAACGGCATCAAGTTCTGGCTGATGTTTTGCGACAAATTCGCCGGCCCCACGGTCAAGGGCGAATACCCGGCCGGTGCGACCGAGGAGCAGAAAAACAGCCTCCTGTCGGCGGCCCAAGCGGTCCACTCCAACAATGCCGTGATTTTCCCCCAAGGGATGAGCCTGTCTCTCCTTGAGGCGGCGCGCAGCGGCTCCATCACCACCTATAAGGAGTTGGTGGAATACATGGACGCCGCCATGACCGTGGTGATCCTCGGCCAGACCGCCACCACGGAAGGGACACCCGGCGCGCTCGGCAACCAGGATGCCCAGGCGGACGTGCGGGGCGACCTGGTCAAGGCGGACGCGGACGCGCTGAGCGAGGCACTCAACAGCGAGAACGGCGTGGTGCGCTGGCTGGTGGATTACCAGTTCCCGGGTACGAAGAAGTACCCGCAGATCTGGATAAAGACCGAGGATGAGGATGACGAGCTGACCGTGGCCGGGCGTGATGAGAAGCGCTCCAACGCCGTGGCCGCCAGCGGCGCGCGATTGACGCCGGTTTACTTCAAGCGGCGGTACAACCTGGAGGGGGATGAGATAGAGACCACCCCCCAGCCCCCTCCTGAATCAGGAGGGGTAGCCCGGCAGGGCGCGGGTGACGGGATTTCCCTCGCCGAACCGGGAAACGACCCCACGGCAACCGTCTCAGCCCTCACCGACCGCCTGGGCAAAGCCGCCGCCCCTCAGACCGACGCCTGGATCGACGCCCTGAAGAAACGCATCGGCGCTGCCGAGAGCATCGATGAGCTTCCGGAGATCATCCTTGCCGCCTATCCGGACATGAGCGTGGAGGCCCTGGCCGGGATCGTCGCCGAGGAGACCATGCGGGCATTCATGGCCGGACGCATTGAGGCGGAGAGCGGCGAATGACCCCCAAAGAATTCGAAGCCATCTTCAAATTGCCTTTCAACGAGGCTTCCAGGTTCTTTCAAGAGAAGCTGAACATCCCGACGAGCGCATGGGACGCCCTCTGGAAAGAACAGCACGCCAGGGGCTTCATGGCTGCCGGGGCGATGAAGGCGGACCTGCTCACGGATCTGCGAGGGGCAGTGCAGAAGGCAATCGATGGCAAGCTCACCCTAAAGGATTTCCGCGAGCAGTTCGACGGGATCGTTGAAAAGCACGGCTGGGCATACAAGGGCGGGCGTAACTGGCGCAGCCGCCTGATCTGGGACATCAACATCACCACCGCCTACCAGGCGGGCCGCTGGCAGCAATTCGAGGAGAGCCTTACCGAGTTCCTCCGCTACGTGCATGCCGACGGGGTCATCAATCCCCGGCCGTTGCACGTGTCCTGGAACGGGACCGTGCTCCCAATTGATCATCCCTGGTGGGACACCCATTATGGCCCCAACGGATGGGGATGCCACTGCCGGGCGGTCCGGGCTTGGAAACAGGATTATGAGAAAGCGTTGAAGGAAGGTCGCGGGCAAGCCCCGTCCTCAGCCATCGACCCTACAACTGGCGCGCCGGTGGGTATCGATAAGGGGTGGGATTACAACGTGGGGAAGGCGGCCTTCGGCCAGAGCATCCAGAAGAAGCTCATGGAAGACCAGGGACCGTGGAAAGACCTTTACCCGGCTGGACCGGAGGAGTACCGCCGTCCGGCAAAGATGCCGGTGGACGCGCCGAAGGCGGAACGCGGCACTTTGGAGCACACCCAAACCGGCCTTCGGGAGGCGTTGAGAAGGGCGGTTGGCGGCGATTCGGTATCTATCGCTGATCCGACCGGAGAGAGAACGCTGATTACCCAGGGGATAGTGGATCATATTCTGGCGAAGTCGGACAAACGATGGGACGGTCGGGAGGAATATTTCCCGTTCATCCGCGAGCTGCTCGAAGACCCTTACGAGATATGGGTCAATTTCGCGATAAGCGAGGTCTCCGGCCGGGTCGGACTGCGCAAGAAGTACGTGAAGGTCATACGGCTGGACAAGAATCGGCTTCTGGGGCTGTACGCGGAGATTCAGGACGGTGTCTGGGTGAGCGGGGATTTCTTCCGCGGCGGGATGACCGCGGCCAACAATCTGCGGAAGGGGAAGCTGCTGTACGGCAGGGAATGAGAGCTATGCGCCTCCGTCCAGACGCACGTCCTTTGCCCGACGGTTACGGGGAACGGCCCCGCCGAGCCAGCAAGTGAGTAAATACTACCGCATTCGCACCGGGATGTAAACAGGGAACCGCCAAATGGAAACCAGCATTGTCATACATGATGAGAAGGTGAAAGCGGTCCTCGCGAGGCTCGCCGCCAAGGTTAGCGACATGTCCCCGGCCATGCACGAGATCGGCCAGTATTACGAAAGGCGGGTCCTGGAGAACTTCTCGGCCGAAAGCGACCCCGAGGGGCGGCCCTGGCCCAAGCTTTCCGCTGTCACCCTGGGGCTGGGGCTGGGAAAACCGGGACGTCTGAAAAAGAGTGGCTATCTCGCTAAAAAGGGCAGGCAGTACCTGACGAACAAGAAAATGCTGGTTGAGCGCGGCGACCTGCGGGCCTCGGTTCATTACCAGGCGGAACGCAACCAGGTGACCATCGGCGCCGGAGGCCATATACCCTACGCCGCCATTCACCAGTTAGGCGGCCTCACCGGCAGGGGCCGCAAGACCAGGATTCCGGCGCGGCCGTATCTCGCCGTCAACGAGGGTTCGGGTATGCGCCTGGCTGAAAAGGACCGGCTGCGGATTGTCGAGATCGTGGAGCAGCACATCGCGAAAGCGGCCGGGTAAGGCAGACCTGCCAGGTTTCGCAAACCTGGCAGGTCTCGAAAACCCCAAACCGCCAAATTTGCCTTGTGGGACGTTTTGATCGGGGCCGGGGTCTAAAGGGTCGCGGTTAAGGGGGAAGACGCAGCACAACAAAATTTAAAGATGGTTTTAATGCGGTTCTGGTTGCGGCCACGGACGGGTTTTTCTCTAATCGCTATCCGCTATCCGCTGCTTTTGAGATTTTATAAAGCCCTTTACTATCACCCCGCCGCTCTCACTTGTATGGTGGACCGGAAACAGGAGGCCGCATGAAGAAGAGAATCAAGATGCTGAAGCCGGGGAAATTCACGGCCATGAACGGCAAGGTTGTGAATTTCAGCGAGGCGGACCTGAAGGCCACGGCCGCGGCTTATAACCCGGAGACCTACGCGGCTCCGTTCGTCATCGGCCATCCCAAGCATGACGACCCGGCCTACGGCAGGATCGGGACCGCTGAATTCGCCGAGGGGTTCCTCTTGGGCGAGCCTGACCAGGTGGACCCGGCATTTGCCGAGGCAGTCAACGCGGGCAAGTTCAACCGGGTGTCGCTATCCCTCTACGAGCCGGACAGTCCGAACAACCCGGTCCCCGGTGTCTATTATCCCCGCCACCTCGGTTTTCTCGGGGCCATGCCGCCGGCGGTCAAGGGGCTCGGAACGGTAAGCTTCGCCGAAGGCGAGACCGGCATCATCGAGCTGGCGGCCTGGAGCGACCGCACCATCGCCCGCTTGCTCAGGAGCCTGAAGAACAAGCTTATTGAAAAATTCGGGACGGAAGATGCCGAAGCGGCCCTGCCCGAATGGGATATCGAGTCAGTCCAGGAAGAGGCCTTGCGGCCTGACATAAAAACCGAAGCAACGACGGAACCGGCGTTTGCTGAATCGAAACAGGAGGTGGAAACCATGGCTCTTACGGCCGAGCAGCTCGCCGCCAAAGAGGCGAATCTGAAGCAGAGGGAAGACGCGCTGAACACGAAGGAGACCACCGGGGTTCATGACGGAAACGTCGCCTTCGCGGAAGGCCTGGTCAAGGAAGGGAAGCTCCTTCCGGCAAACAAGGCGGCCGTGGTTGCTGCCCTCGACTTCGCCACCGGCATCACCAAAGGTGAAACCCTGGAATTCGGCGAGGGTGACGCGAAGCAGACCAAGGCCCCGGCCGATGTTCTCCGGGACTTGTTCAGCGCCGCGCCGAAGGTCATCGAATTCAGCGAGATGGCCGGGGATCGCTTCGACCCGGAAGCGAACAAGGGCAAAATACCGGCGGATCTGGCGAAACACGTTTAAAACCAGCGGCTAGCAGCTAGCGACTAGCGGCTCAACGACTGAAAGGAGTTCACACCATGACCATCAATGGACAAGTCGGGAGCTTCTCCCGAGACGAAGAACGCGCGCAGATCCCCGGGCATGACCCGGTCGTATTGTCCGGCAAGCTGACGGCAAATGACGGCGTATACCCGACAGGCCTTGTTCTCACCCACAACGTATCCGGGGTGTTGATTGCTCTGGCCGAGGTGCCCGACGAGGTAATCGCCACCGGGAACGGCGCGACCCAGGTCTATAACGATACCGTGGCATCGTCCCCGGTGGAGCCCGGCACCCTCGCGATCACCGATGGCGTCGAGACGTTTACCGACGACGGCAGCGGCCGGCTGGCAGGAAGCGCCGGCGGCAGCGGCACCATCAACTACAAGACCGGCGCTGTCTCGCTCGATTTCAACGCCAACGTGGGTAACGGTACGGATATCACCGCCGACTATGTGACCGCCGTTTCCGGCGTCCTGGACGAACAAACGGATACCGCCTACAGCGCGTCCGGCCTGTATGTGGCGCATGGCACGGTGGACACCACGGTCCTCAAAGTCGGCAAGACCGCTAAGGCCGCGCCGTCGGAGGCGCTGCTGATGCTCTTGCAGAAGAAAGGGATATACCCGAAATAACATTTTCCCGTAGGGGCGGGGTAATCCCGCCCACATCGATAAGGTTCGAACCGGGGCATGAAGACCAGCCCCCAACAGGAGGTACCATGAAACGCATTTTCGGCATTCTTTCCGTTTGGCTCGGCCTGCTTCTCCTGGCCGTTGTTCTATTTCCCGGCGCTCAGGCCATGGCTTCCGGCGGCGATCACTCACTGGCCGCCATGCCGCTTCTTGCCTTCGGCTTCATCAACATCCGCGGCCTGTTTACCCGCGAGGCAATCATCCGCTACCTGACCGAGCTTCCGATCCTGGAGACGCCGGTCATGGACAGTATCTTCATGGTCCGTCCCCAGCAGCCGCTGCCGCTCATCGGCGCGGACCTGCTGCAGTCCGTGGCCAAGGCCATGCCCCTGGCCCGGCGCGGCGGACGTTCCATTACCATCGCCGGGGGGACCGCATCGACCGGTTTCTATGAGCCGTTCCCGATTCGCCCCGACATCGGCGTCACCGGGGCCGACCTGAACAACCTGAAGGTGCTCATGGGTGACCAGGCGTCCCTGTCAACGTGGGCGCAGGGGAAGACCGATATCCTGCGGCGCACGGTGCGCGCCACCACCGAGGGCCTGTGCTGCGTCGCCGTCACCGGCAAGATTCAGTGGCCCGTTCAGCTGGAGGGGGGCGGCTTCGAAACCTACGAAGTTGATTTCGGATCCATCCAGAGCTACACCACCACGACCAAGTGGGACGCCTCGGGCGCCAAGCTGAAGGACGTGTTCCTGTCGCTGCGGGGCATGCACAAGAAGCTCAAGGAGAAGGGGTACGGCGGCAAGGTCGAGATATGGGCGGGCGAGGCCGCCTATAACGCACTGTTCGCACTCGCCGAGGGGCACGTCTCCACGGCGCAGATGACCGTGGCCATCTCCGAGCAGGGGATCAATGTCGGCGGGTACCTGGTCAAGCCCAGGGATGAGCTGTACTACAACCCGCAAACCAAGGCCATGGTGCCGGTAGTGGCCACGAAGACTGTCAAGATGATCGCCCTGGACGCCGGGCACCAGATGCCCTACTGCGCCATTGACGACCTGGACGGTAACCTCCAACCGCTCCCCTTCTTCGTTAAGCCGATCAAGACCGAAAACCCGAGCGGTTTCCAGCTGGTGGCGGAATCCAAGCCCTTCCCGATTCCTAATGTGAACGGGATATGTGATTCCACGGTGACCACGTAAGACTGAAGAAGTGAAGGGACAGGCCCTTTAGCGTTAAAGGGCCTGTCCCCTTCGGGAGGCATCGTGCCGTACTGCAACCTTGTCGAAATCAAAAAGCAGCTCCCGGAAGCGGTCATTGTTCAGCTCACCGATGACACACTGATCGGAGCGGTTGTAGTGGAAAATGTCGACAAGGCGATAGCCGACGCCGACGCGGAGATTGACGGGTACTGCCGTAAAAAGTACGACGTGCCGTTCACTCCGGTACCCTCCATCATCAACAAGCTGGCGGTGGATATCAGCATCTATAACCTGTTCTCCCGTCGGGACAGCGAACCACCCAAGGTGCGTACAGACCGATATAACGCCGCGGTTCGTGTGCTGGAGAATATCGCCAAAGGTACGGTTACCATTGGCGCAGGCGAGGATACCGCAACCCAGGCCCCAGCCGACCTCCCACAGTTCAGCACTCCTGATCCGGTTTTCACCAAGGATAGTCTGAAGGGGTTCTGATGTACGCCCATGAAATCATCACACGGATTACGAACCGCCTGAAGGAGCATGTCAGCAGTGTGGAAATCGTGCCCTGCGCGAAGGCGCCGGACGACTACCGGCTCCGGCATCCGCGCGGGGCTCTTCTGGTTCACTACCCTCGCAGCGAGAACGACCGTGGCCGCCGCTCCCGCTTCGCCGTCCGGGCCGTGGCCCGCTTCGAAGGGGATGCGCTGCTCTTCCTGGAGGCAGCGCGGCTGATTCTCAACGGGTGGCAGATCCCCGGCTGTTCCCGATTCGTATTTTCCGGCGACGAGTTCGTGGATGAGAAGCAAGGGGTCTGGGCGTATGACATTGCGTTCACCATATCGACACCGGCGGCGCCGGTCGCCGGTGATGCGATAACGAACAAGTTGACGGCATTGACTGCCGGGCTGTGGGTGCTTGATTTCACTACTCAGACGTTCCGAATCCTGGATGAAAACGGCAACGAGCTAACCGACGAACTTGGGGATCACCTCACATGGCAATGAACAGGGTAACGATTATACGGGTGTTGTTGGCGGCTGTGGCAACGGCGGTGATAGTAATTCCGCCCATTGCCGGGACGTCGGCCGACCGGCCGTATTACCAGTACCCCGACGCCGTACGGTTGAGAGACACCTCCCGGATGTTGATATTCGACAATATCTCGGGCAGTCGCAACATTACCGGCGCCATGCTCCGGAGTGAATTAAGTGTCCCGGGGCCGCAAGGAGAACAAGGGCCTCAGGGGTCGACCGGCCCCCAGGGCGCAACAGGACCGCAGGGGCCACAAGGAAATCAGGGGCCACAGGGTCTGACGGGACCACAGGGTGAACAAGGGCCGCAGGGACTGACAGGCGCGCAAGGTGAACAGGGTCCGCAAGGACTGCCGGGAGCTCAAGGCGAACAGGGTCCCCAGGGGCTGACGGGTCCTCAGGGCGCAACAGGACCGCAGGGGCCGCAGGGAGATCAGGGGCCACAGGGTCTGACGGGACCACAGGGTGAACAAGGGCCGCAGGGACTGACAGGCGCACAAGGTGAACAGGGTCCGCAAGGACTGCCGGGAGCCCAAGGAGAGCAGGGTCCCCAGGGGCTGACGGGGCCACAAGGCGCGACAGGCCCACAGGGCGCGACGGGTCCTCAAGGGGCAACAGGACCGCAAGGCCCCCAGGGCCTGCCGGGGGACGCCGAGTATATCGAACCGAACGTGATGTCGGCATTCGCCGCGACCGGAAGCGACAGCACGCTCGTCCTCAAGGGGCAAACGGCCGGAGTCGTAAAGCTGGAAGTCCAGGACGAAACGGCGAATCCCAAGATCCAAATGGACTCGGCCGGCAACCTGGTGGTACGCGGGACAATAACCATCTATTGAACAAACGAGGCAGAGATGTTCGTCCATGAAATCGTCGAGAATGTTACGACACGATTGAAGGCCCATATAACCGGGCTTGAAGTAACCGGATTCCCTGACAAGCCGGGCGATTACCGGCTCCGCCATCCACGCGGGGCGCTCTTGGTCCACTACGCGGGGAGTGATGCCGACGGACCTCGCCGGCCGCGAATAGCGGTCCGGGCCGTGGCCCGCTTCGAAGGGGATGCGCTCCTTATCCTGGAGGCGGCGCGGTTAATCATTACCGGCTGGCAGATAGTGGGTTGCACCAGGTTCGAGTACGCAGGCGACGAGTTCGTCGAGGAGAAGCAGGGTATCTGGGAATATGACATCGTTTTCACCACCACCAGTTCGTCCGCTCCGGTTGGGGAGGATCGGCTGAGGGAGAAATTGACGGAGTTGGGGATCACGTAGGGGCGGGGTCTTCCCGCCCGTAACCAGGGCGAATACAAGATTCGCCCCTACATGAAAAAAGGAGGCACACATGCCCGCACAGAATCTGCTTGAATCAAGGTATTACTCCGGCCAGGGGGCTCTGCTCATCGCGGAGCGCGATGCAACCACCGGGGCGGCCAAGGGATACACCCACGTGGGGAACTGCCCGGAATTAAAGATGTCCGTAGCCGTGACTGTGGATGAGCACAAGGAATCGACCACCGGCCAGAGCGGCATCGACAAACGCCGCACCAAGGAGACCAAGGTTACTGTCTCAGCGATTCTCGAATCGTTGAACAAGGAGAACCTGGCCAGGGCGCTCAGGGGAACGGCCGCTGCTGTTGTTGCCGGATCCGCTGTCGATGAGCCGGTAGTCGCCTATCTCGGGAAAACCGTGGCGCTCGCGCATCTCAAGGTGTCCACCGTGGTGGTGAAATCGGACGACGCTATTCCGGTTACCTACGAGGTGGATAAGAACTATACGGTCAATCCCGAGGCCGGAAGTATCAACATCCTCACCACCGCACAGCAGACCGCCCTTGGCGCCGTGGCCAACATCGCCGACGAGGACAACCTGGAAATCAGCTACTCCTATGCGGCACAGGAAACCGTCAACGCGATGACGGAGGGGGCGAAGGATTACCGTCTGCGCTTCGAGGGGATGAATACTTCCGAGGACAATAAGTCGGTAGTGGTGGAGATTTTCAAGTTTTCCAGCGACCCGCTGAAAGAGCTTTCACTAATCGGGGAAAACTGGGGACAGATTGCCCTGGAAGGCGCCGCGCAGCTGGACCTCACCAGAACCACCGGCAGTAAATACTTCCGGGAGATTATGGAGGCGTAATTATCAACCCCCGTCCGCAAGGGGACAGGCCCTTTAACGACTGTAGAGGGCCTGTCCCCCTCAAAGGTTAACCACGGAGAACAGACTATGCGCAAGCACGAAGTAATCGAAATCGACGGCAAGAAAATCACCGTCTCGGAATTGAAGGTAAAGGACATCCTCTCGCTCTTTCAGGGGGAGGACGGCAAACTCGGGTCGGTGAAGGTCTCTGACATAATCGGCAGGGCAAAGGACGCCATTCCCTTGGCGGTGGACTGTCCGATGGAAGAACTCAGCGAGTTCGCCCCCTCCGAGCTGGAAGAAGTGTGGGAGGCGTTCAAGAGGGTGAACGCGGTTTTTTTCAGGGTCGCGGACGGGCTGGGGCTGGTAGGCGTCCTCAACGACCTGAAAGATTCAGCCGCGAGGATTTTCTCCAGTCTGTATTTCTCCTTATTGAGCGAGGCCATGGACAAAACGTCTGGGAGTACGGATACGGAAGTTTCATAGAGGCTTTACAAGCCGTTTACAAGCACGATGAAGAGGCGATAAAGCGGGTCGCGACAGCGGTCCGCATGGCGTATCACGCAGACGCGAAGGGATTTGATAAGTGGATGGGATAGGCAGAGACCCCACGGAGTAATACATGTCGTCACCTACGGTCATGGAAATCATCATCGCGGCAAAGGATGCGTTTTCCAGGACATTCGAAAAATTCGACCAGGATCTGAAGGAACTTGCACGCACCGGGAATACCGCCTCCGGTATCCTCGACAAGTCCTTTAAGACCCTGAACCTGCGCTCGGCCTTCGATATTGAGAAGGAAAAAGCGCAGATGATTCTCGCCTTCGAACGGATCAAAACCTCCGGCGTGGCATCGGCCACGGAAATAAAGCGGGCACAGCAGGGGCTGAAGGAACAGCTTGCCGAGCTGGATAATAAGTTGAAGGGTAACGCGGGCGGGTTTATGTCCATGAAGGGCGCCGCTGGCGCTCTCTCCGGAGTACTCGCCGGTGTGGGGATCGGCGCCCTGGCAAAGGACGCGATTGACGCTGCGCTCAAGATGCAGAAACTTGAAACCGCATTTCGCTCCGTGTCGGGAAAAGACGCGGGCCGGGAGATGGCGTTCGTACGCGAGGAGGCGAACCGTCTCGGTCTGGATATCGGAACCGCGGCAGGTGAGTACGGCAAGCTTGCAGCCGCCTCCAAGGGCACGGCCCTGGAGGGAGAACAAACCCGTAAGATCTTTACCGCACTGTCCGAGGCATCCGCCGCCCTGGGCATGTCCGCCGATGAGGCGGGTGGAGCCCTGAACGCCATTCAGCAGATGATCAGCAAGGGGAAGGTGTCGACCGAGGAACTCCGCCAACAGCTCGGCGAGCGGCTCCCCGGCGCATTCCAGATCGCGGCCCGGGCGATGGGTGTAACCACCGCGGAACTGGACAAGATGCTCGAACAGGGGCAGGTGACTGCCGAAGAATTTCTACCCAAGCTGGCTACCTCCCTGCACGACACCTACGGCACGGCGGCCGTTGAGGCCGCGACAAAAGGCCAGGCGGCCATCAACCGCTTTAACAACGAGATGCTTGCCTCAAAAGCCGCCGTGGGCGAATCCCTGATGCCGGCGTTCACAGACCTCCTGAAGGGGATGAAACCCATATCTGAAGGCCTTATGTGGCTGCTAGCGGGGTTCGTCAAGATTGGCCCGCTTATCGGTGGGGCTATCGATTCGATGATTGCCCTGGCACGTGCGCCTGTCGATGGGCTGGAGGCGACCAGAAAGAAGCTGGCGCAGATCGAAACCAACTTACTTGAAACCGTTGACGCCATCGATAAGCAGTACGGCAAACAAGCCGAAAACTCGAAGAAGACCGACAAGGAACTGGCCGACGAAAAAGAGAGAAACGACAAGCGCCGGGCCGATTCCGCGAAAAAGACCGACCTGGACATGGCCAAGTCCGCCGAAGGATACGCCAAGGCGGTGGGCGATACCGACCGGCTCCTCACGGAAAAGTATGAAAAGGCCTATCAGGAACGCAAGAAAACCGTTCAACAGTACTATGACGAGCAGTTAAAAACCGTTCAGAAGGGCACGGCGGCCTATACCCTGCTGGAAAAGACGAAAAACGAAGCCCTGCTGAAACTGGGCGAGCAGCACAAGGGGGACGCGAAACAGATCGAGCTGGACAAACTGGACTCCGCCCTTGCGGTGGCACGCGACGGGAACGAGGAGCGAAAGGCACTCATCCAGGAGCAGCTCAACCAACAGGTCATCACCGAACAGCAGGGGCAGAAACAGATCCTGGACATGGAGACTGAGGCCGCCGGGAAGCTTTACGATGCGAAAAAGAAGCGTTTCGAGCTGATAGCGGGGCTCTATGGGCAGGATTCGGAAGAGTACAAAAAAGCCATGGCGGAGATGGCGCAGGCGCATTCCGCGTTTGTCGACAAGGAATCCGCGCAGGTTCAGGCAGCAGCACAGGTGCGGCGCGACGAGCTGGACAAATCCTCCCTCGACTATGAGCTGGAGCTGGCCAAACGCCTCAATTGGCTCAAAGACAGCGAGAGGGATGGGCTCATCACCGCCCAGCAGGCTGCCCGAGACAAGCTGGAGGCGGAGAAGAATTACCTTGCGCAGGTGGCCGAACTCAGGCGCCGGGAGCTGGCGGAAGCCGTGCCCGACACGGTCGAATACAAGCAAGCTCTGGCCGCGAAGTACCAGGCCGACCGGGAGTACGCCGAAGCAAAGCGGGCGCTGGACGACCAGATCAACGCCGAGAATATCGCGAACCAGAAACGGGGCGAGGAAGAGATACGGAAGGATTCGGAAAAATCACTCGCCGACTTCCGCGCTTTGGCACAAGGGTTTTATGCCCAGTGGGACGCGATAACGAACAGGGTTATTGCTCTCGGCCCGAAGGTTGCCGCGGCATTCGGCGTCCCCCTTAAAGATACGGTCTTCGATACCGTCGACAAGCTGAAAACCAAGCTGGACGAGGTGGCAAAGGCCGTGCGGCAGGCGGCGGAGGCGTCACGGGATATGGGCCTGTTCTCCCATCTGCTGGGCGAGCACGCGGAGAGAGCGGAGCAGCTCACCTACCGTTACTACTCCCAGCGCCTAGAGGTAACCGAGCTTACCGAGCAGTTGAAGAAGATGGGGCTTGCCACCGAATGGCAGTTACAGTATGCGAACAACCTGGTCAAGAAGATGGACCTCCTGAACGATTCCGACCTTCAGGGAGTGCGCGGTGAGGTGGATCGCCTCACGCAATCCCTGAAGGAAGCGCAAGAGCAGGCTGATGACACGGTGAACAGCCTACGGGACGAGCTGGACGAGATGCTGGGCAACAAGACGGCCATCGAGAACCGCGATTACGAGGCAAAGAAGGATGAACTTCTCTCCAAGCTGGCCGACGCCCAGCAGGCGGGAAACACGGCCATCACCCAGGAATACCAGGAAGCGCTCAAGCTCCTGGAGGAGATCCACAAAAAGAAGATGGCCAACATCAAGGAGGAAGCCGAGGCGGCAAAAAAAGCCGCGCTCGAATCCTCCACGTCTTCACCCACCGCAATCCCCGGTTTCGCGGGTGGCGGCCGGTTCCCGGGGCCTGACAGCCCGGTGGACAACCTGATCGTAAAGGTGCGCTCCGGCGAGTGGGGCATAAGGAACGAAGCCGTTCGATTCTGGGAGGGCAACATCGGTCGGGGATTTATGGCCGGTATCAACGATCCGCTCTCGGCCGCCGGCCGCCAGATCTGGGAGCGGCTGCGGGCAAAGGCTACTGCCTGGAAGGACTACCTCTACATCCCCACGCCCAGAGTAAATTTCGCGACAGGCGGGGCGTTCTCCGATGCCGCCGAGTTCCAGGGGCAAGCGACGGACGGGAGGGTAACGCAGATCATCAATATCTACCCCCAGCGTCTCGATGAAGCCACATTCCGCCGCGAAGTACTGCCTCACATGGAAAAGGTAACGAGGCTGAAGAAATGAGCATTCAACGCATCCTCGCAAACAACCGAAACGCAGTCACCACGGCCGTCCTTACGGCCTCCGCCGTTAAACCGGCGGCCGCGGTGTTCCCCGGCAAAGCCGTGCGCCGGGGCTCCGGTTCCGTCCGTCTGGCGGGCTCGTACACCGGGCACGATGATGCTTCCTTCGAGGTCCGCGTCACCTCCGACCTGGGCTCCGGGCGGATATCGTCTCCGGTGTTCTCCGGAGTGGGCAGCGGCAGAATGGTGGATGTATCGGCCGCCGATGTCCCGGCCCAGCCCATTGAGGTGGAACTGGTGAACCTGGGCACCGCCTCCCGGTCCGCGTACCTGGATTTCTACGGCGTGCAGCTGGTCGCAAAGAATGCGGGCGAGCCGGGGAATTCAGTCAACCTGTTCGTTCGTGAGCAGCTGACAGCGGCTGCATCGCAATTCTCCCTCCTCGTAGACATCGAGGCAGGCGAGGACACGTTTACCGGTGAGGAATGGGAATGGACCGGCATCACCCGGACGCTTTTCGGAGACGGGACCCTGCCGGAGGACTGCCCCCGCATCCGCATCCAGGGTGACCCGACGGTCTACCGCCAGTACCGGGAGTACACCTCCGACGGCTGGGTCTACCACCTGACACCCTCGCCGACGGCAAAACTGGCGGCAGGATCTAAAATATCCGTCGTTACCGGCAGCCGCACCGTGACCGTATCGGATGGAACTATAACGGAGATTTATCCCGGCATCGTCACCCTGTACGACCTGCTCTCGGCGCTCCGGAGCCGGTCTAACCTCATCACCGTACAGGGGGTAGTTTCCAAGAACCTGGCGCCCGGCGGCATGGCTGCGCTGGATCTGCCGCTCAGGACGGCGGCAAAGGCCAACCCACCCGCCATCAGTGGCGGCTGGTACGAGCTGAAGGACTTCCCGGACTCGCTGGAGGTAAAACCGGCGGCTCCGACCGAAATCGTCTCCCTGGAATACAAGGGTGAGAGCCTGTGGAGCGTGAAGGGGACCGTTTCCGGGAATCTCCCCGACGCCCGAACCGGCGTGCCATACAGCGAGGCGTTGAGCCCGGTCGGCTTCACCCTCCCGGCCCCACCGGTTACACAGTCGACATCGAGCCTGGCGAAGCAGACCGGAGTGGCGCGGATCATGGCCATCGAATACCAGTCCCGCGATGACGAGGCAGGGGAAACCGAACCGCCGGTTATCATATCGGCCAGCAAGTTGGGCGCGAACGCGGCCGCGAAGATGATAACCGCAACCTATACAAAGAACCGCCGGTCCGCGAACTGCGAGGTGGGAGAGGTCCCGGTGACTTTTTCCAGCTACTGTCTGGGGCTGGCCGAGGGAGGTGATGTTATGGCTTTGGATCCGGCGTATGCAAGCCGGTTGACCGCGCTCTACCAGTGGCGGCACGCTTTTATCGATGCGAATACAATTTTGCCGGGTGAAGAGCCGTTGAATGCCCGATTCAAGCTGGAGTTCACCAGGGTATACCTCAACGACACGCGTAAAATCACTTGGTATTTCGACACATATGCCGCTGCGTATGCGGCCTATGAACAACAGCTGGCGGACGGCCGTAACGTAGGAGTCGGTCCCGTTGTGAATGAGTCAACGGGCGGACCCGGCGCACGTAATTACCTGGGCGCCGGTACGGACATTGCCTGGATGGAGCGGTGTTTCAGCGTGCTGCTCAGGTCGCTGGAAAATATCTATACCTTTCCGACCGCACTGACCATGTGGGATGCCCTGAAAGGCGAGGTATTAAGTGACCTGAATGTACTGCAGTCTTCTGCTTTGGACGATGTCGAAACAGCTCAAGACGCATTCCTCACCCGCTACAACTCAGAGATCGACCTCATCTACCTATCTGCCGGTATCGTGCCGGGAAAAACTGACGGCGTCGGCACGAGTGCTGGGTGTTGGCGCGACATGGACTCGGCGTATTACTGGGCGTTGTCTGACGGCTATGCCCCGGCGTTTACGGATGCGGTCTATTACAGCACGACGTTTGACGGAGAGAATACGCAGGAGTTTGCCTTTGTTATTTCCTGCAAATGCCCGGACCAGCTGAAAGAAGGCGACAGGCTAAGCATATCGATTGCCGGGGCCTCCGGAGGCGGGAACGGCAGCGCCTCGGCGAGCATCATCATCCCCATTATCGCCGGTAGCGCACGCTTCCTTTCCGGCGGAGTCGCCGGCGACGACACCCTGACATGGGATGTGCGCGGAGGGGCCACCTCCTTTCCGCAGTTCGCCATGGCGGCCTCTCCGGTCCGCTTCGAAGCGGACGGGCTGGCGTTCTCCCTGATGAACGGAGGGATCCCGTTCGCATTGGGGGATAAGTTCAGTTTCTCCGTGGAGGGCGGCTCGTTTGCCTGGAGGAAGAACGGCGGAGCCTGGAATTCGGATCTGCCCCTGCAGAGCACCCTGCTTTCCGACGGGCTCACCGCCGTATTCACTCCGGGCGCATACCCGTCATTTGCCGTGGGAGATCATTTCCGCTTCGATGCGCGGCAACCCAATTCCCCGGCAAACATCGCGGTACCGACTCCCGAGCAGTGGAGATGGGATTCCGCCTCGGCAGTCCTGATTATGGATTTCGGAGCGGATACCGACATCGACAGCCTGGCTTTTGCCCGGCACGACCTGCCCTCGTCCGCGACCATCACCGTGCAAACGAGCGACGATGGTGTCTCCTGGGCGGCCCTGGCGACCCTCTCCGCCGCTAACCCGGTTATAGCCTGGATTGCACCGGAGATGGTCACCACCCGATACCTGCGCTGCTCCATCAATGCGGCAGGGGCTATCGGTTGGCTGTTCGCCGGACAGGCTCTCACCACCGAACTGGCCCCCGAGACCATCACCCTGCGGAAGCACTACGACCTGACCCACGGTCCGCGCGAGGGAGCGGTCTATGGCGGGAAGGGTTCGGCGGGCCTGATAGAGTGGCGCAATTTTATCAGTAAAGCCGAGTTGGACGCCCATGTAACGGCCATTGAATATTGCAAACAGAACGGCAATCTGCCGCTGGTGGTGATCCCCCACCACCTGCACCCGGCCGAGGCGATGCTGGTGACGGTGGAGACGGATTCTGTCGAGATTGTCGACGAATTGCAGTTTCATCCGAATGATTCGACGCAGCGAATACTGTCCCTGTCGCTGCCGCTGGCGGCGGTGCTGCAATGATTCTGCTCGCTCGCCTCGATACTGACCCGCCTATCTCATTCTATCGGGACGCTCGGGCGGTCTCTTTTGCGTCAGGTGCCCCCTACCGGAGGCTGGTAATCGTGGGCGCCATCAGACGGCCGCTCCAGGTGGGAGGCGGTTCGGAGAACGCCAACTGCTCCATCACCTTGGACAACGGCGATGGTCGATTGACCGCGCTTTTCGCCATTCCGCCCTTCCGGCGGCGGTCGGTGATAGAGGATGTATCGACCGGAACGGCCGTCAGGCTCTTCACCGGCACGGTGACCAGGGTGACCCTGGGGCCGGAAATAACCCTGCAACTGGAGGCATAGCATGGCAATTGTGACAGCATGGAAATATGGCGATGACGGGCTGTTCGGCTTAACCCTTGGGGCAACCGATAGACTGGCGTTTTCCGGTGGTGGAGAGGCCCTCCCGTCACCAATGAGCGTGGATGCCTGGAACCCGCGAACGGTAGTAGTCGATTCTGTGTTGGCGTTCCTCAACTCGGCGCGCAACTGCCGCTACGTGAGCCCGACGCAGGTGTCCCTTGAGGAGGCGGCCGCCGTGGCGCTCGCACCCGCAAACGTGGCCCAGTCGGACTGCCAGGTCAAGGTGGAATGGAAAGACGACGCGGTCAATACGGCGCTGTCCAACTGCAAGTTCTACGCGTACAACGGGGTAACGGCGTCTGAAGCGCCTGCCGGGTGCACGGTTGTGGCCTTCGAGCGCACGGCGGACGCTATCCGCAAGAACCGCATCGGCGGCGACACGACCGGAAAGGCATGGGATGCTGCCTACGGCTGCGGCGGTAACGGAAACGCCCTATCCCTTGCGGACCAGGCATCGTCGGCCGACCATGCGTTTTACCTCGGCATCAGTCTGAAGCCGACCACCTACGGCCAGAACAGCGGCATCAAGTTCAGGGTGGAATTCGATGTTGCTTGATTTCGGTCCGCTCACCATCACTGACGCCGACGGTGTGACACATTTCGGCAAACGTCCGTCGTTGCTGAAACGACCGTTTCGACAGGTACGCCTGGCGGTAGAAAACGGCAGTATCGGCTGCAAATGGCCGGACGGTCTCGTTCCGGCCGAGTTTTACGCGGCTGTTAATGTCAGTCTTGACCCGTGCGGCCAGGCGGATTGTGCCGTCAGGTACCGTCTGGTCGCGCTGATGCCCGATGGACGTAGGTGGAGCAACCTGTATGACCTGACGGGCAACCTGATTTCCGAGGGCTGGATGTAATGGCTGAGACCGAGAGTAACGGATATGTTTCCGGGCTTGACGGGGCGGCGCTGGAAGGTGTGTTTACCGGGGCCGCCGGTAGCGCGGCGCAGGTTCTGGCGTGGGGAAAAGGTTCCGCATCGGCCGGGATATCCGCCCTGCTTGCGGGCAGGATGACCTGCGGCAACGACCGGCCCGGCCTGATATCAGGACGACCGGAAACATCCCTCTCGGCGTTGGCTCTGGCTGCCGTGAATACATCCGTGTCAGCTATGTTCATAGGCGGCGAGCCCGACACATTCGGGCTCGCCATACCACTATCCGATCCCGTTCCGCTCAGGTCGTCAACGGTCTGGGGGCAGTTCGTCTCTCCGGTCCCGCTGCCGGTGGGCTACGGACGGATTACTATCACCCCCATCCCCTACGACAACACCGGCAGGGTGTTCTTTTTATTGGACCATGCAATTCAGGCGGTGGACGGGCTCACGCGGGATGATGTGACTGATAGCCAGTTCAGCTGGGAGAACACAACCGACGGCGAAGGGCACGCTATATCCCTTTTGCGGCTGGCTACTCCCGCCATGACGAATGAAATAATGGCTGTCAGTCTACGCGGTCGGATGCACCCGGATACCGGCGAGTTGCTCGAAAGCCCCGCCGATATCATATGGGACCTGCTGGGGAATATTTGCGGCTTACCGGTGAATTACAGCGACTTGGACGCCTTCCGTTCCCAATGCCGGGATATAGGCATAAAACTGAGTGGCCTGCTGGAGAGCGCCACCGTAACCATTCGCGCGCAGGTCGATGAAATCATGGCGAGTTGCGGCGGCGTATGGAGCGGCGGCATGCCGGGCATAGCGAGGGTGTATCCCTGATGGATTTTACCGAGAGCAACGGATATATTTCCGGTTTCCAGGAGAGTACACTCCCGGCCGTCTTTAGCGGCTCCGAAGGCACAACCGCCGGTGCTCTGGTCTCGGGGTTTGCCTCCGGCATATCGGTACAGCACGGCGGATTCCTGCGTGCGGTCGAGTTGGTGACGGGCGAGCAAAGCGCCCATGTCTCCGGCCTGCCGGAGACATCCATTGACGCCATGCTGCAGGCGGCAACTGCCTGCACCGCCGCCGGTCTGCTCATCGCCGAAGATCCACCCATTGAACCGTCATACGGCGATTTCACCATCAGGAACATGACGGATCTGGAGATTCCCGCATCGAGCGATGATATCTACACCACCCTCAGCATCCGCTATGACTACGACTGGTCAAAAAGGGAATTCCGCAAGGCGCTGCTTCTGGAAGCCCCTTCACAGATAAAAGTATTCGGACGCGTGCCGTACACGCTGGAAGCAAAATGGCTGAAATCCCCACGGCAGGCCTATCTGCTCGGAGAGAGGATGCTCGGGTATCTGTCCCGGCCTCGCTGGGGCGTTCCTTTCACGACAGGCATTGATGCCGCGGCTATTCCTCCCGGCGTGTGGGCGCCGGTCAATCATCCTCATGTCCCGGCATCGGGTCGGATGCTGGTCTTGAACAGCGAACTGGACCCTTCATCCGCGTCGGTACGACTGACCGTCGAGGCGATAGTCGGTGCCGTGCCGGAAATCGTGCTGGCGAAACTCTCGGAAGCCTATGCCCCGCAACTGCCCGACGGGATTAGCGTCACCTATATCTCAGGCCATGCGATTTTTGCCATTATGGATGAGGATGGGAAGCCGATTATCGGCGCAAAGGTCACCCTCGACGGAGGTCTTACCCTGCCGACGGATACTTCCGGCAAGGTATCGTTCCAGACCGGGAGAGGCGTTCATCACCTCAAAATCGAGGCGACCGGATACGTTACGCAGGAATTGGATGTGACAATATGAAACTGAAGAAGATCATTATTGCCGGCGCGAAGGCTGCGTTCGGCATACGGATGGTGAAGGATACGGCGGCTGTTGTGTGTACCCCGAAAGTCACCGGACTGTTTCTCCTGGATGACGACCTGGAATGGACTGTCACTGAAACAGAAATCGTGCTGACTCCCGGCCTCACTCTGCCCTCGTTTATCCCGATACGGTTGCTCGGCGAAACTTGCGGGGCGGAGGTTCAGTGGGAGACCTCGTGGGAGGCCAGCTATCACTATGGCCACACGCCGTTATTTTGGGGGTCTGGGCCAGTCGGTGTAGTGGGGTGGCAGATGGAGTTTCCCTGGGAGGTGTCCTATTATCTGGGCGCGGCAGTCGCCTTCCGGATATGCTCCGGAGTGTTGACTGTCACGGCCAGTTGCGGCGGGGTTACATACGGGCCGGTGACGATCAGGATCGTGTACGGAGAGTAACGTGATACCACGCATCATCCATCAAATATGGCTCGGCCCGCAGATGCCTGAGCAGTACCGGAAATGGCGTGAGCGGCTCACCGCGCTGCATCCAGGCTGGGACGTGCGTCTCTGGACTGCGGGTACCCTCTCGGACTATGACGAGATCCTAGACCGCTACGACCTGCGCGGCTATCACCCGACTATTGCTTCGGACGTGTTCCGAGTGATGGTCGTGCTGCAATACGGCGGATTTTACCTGGACTGTGATACCGAGCCTCTATCCTGCCTGGAACCGCTACGAGAGCATTCATTCGTTTGCCGCTATAACGGCGAGCAGTGGTACTCCGGCCGTGAGCTGCGCATAGCCAGCGGTTACGGTTTCGGGGCCGAGGCAGACAGCCAGATACTGGCATCGTACCTGGTACGGTGCGAAGCAATGCAGGGGCAAACCGATGATGTTCTGTGGCGGGTAGGGTTCCTGGGACTCTCCGCACATCTCTGGGCGCATCGCGGAGAAATCACCCTGCTGCCAAGGGCGGAATGGGAACGGTACTGTCGGCACGAAGGGCAGGCGGGATGGTCGCAATCCGGCGAGTACCGGCCGATACCTATCCGGACCTCCCTGCCGGAACCGTTCAAGAAATCCCCCCCGACCCCCCTTTTACAAAGTAGGGAGAAAAGCCGTCCCTGGCCATCCGCCGATGAAATGTTGCGTCATCATCGGGGTCCGAATACAGGATGCTGCGGGAGGCCGTCAACTCAGGAATTGAGGAGGAAGTAGAAAAAGAGGCAGCGGCCGAACCATGCTAGAACATGGCCCGACCGCCTTCCCACTGAATGAGCAGTGAGCCGACCGAAGGCTGCCCCACCCTGTACAGAGCATGGGGAGCCTAACAAAACTTGTTTGATAAATCAAGGAGGCTCACGTGAGACATTATCCGATTCTTGCATGGCCCGGCGGTAAGCGACGCCTGGCGAAGGTACTTATACCGATGATAAACAGCAAGCCCCACACCTGCTACGTAGAGGAATTCGCAGGGGGAGGTTCTATGTTCTTTTTCAGACAACCGGCTGAGGTGGAGGTTTTAAACGATGCCAACAACGAGCTTATAAATCTTTACCGCGTCGTAAAGAACCATTTAGAAGAGTTTATACGGCAGTTCAAGTTTGCCCTCTCAAGCCGGAAATTGTTCGAGTGGGCGAAGGCAACCCCGACCGAAGTTCTGACCGATATCCAACGCGCCGCGAGGTTTCTCTATATTCAAAAACTGGCCTTTGGTGGCAAGGTTACTGGTCAAAATTTCGGTGTTTCACCCAGTGAGCCGCCTCGATTCAACATCCTCCGCCTGGAAGAGGACCTCAGCCAGGCCCATCTTCGGCTGGCTCGGGTCTGGATCGAGCATCTCGACTGGCATGCATGCCTGAACAAATACGACAGGGACTATACGCTTCATTTTATGGACCCGCCGTACTACGAGCTGGAAGGCTACGGAATGCCGTTCCCCCTCGAGGAATACCAAAAGATCGCCGAGGCCATGCATACCATGAAGGGTAGCGCCATTCTTACCATCAACGACCATCCGGAAATGAAGCGGATATTCAAGGGATTCACGTCCGAAACGGTAGGTATCAACTACACAATCGGCGGCGGCGGTAAAGGTAAAAACAGGCGAGAGATGATTGTCAGGACCTGGTAGGATGGGCTCTTGTGGCGTACTTTGATATGACCTCAATCGGAAAGCCAAGCCAGGGGGAAATCTGGGCCGCCTCAGCCATATTGATTTCCGGCGAGCGGCAAAAAGCATAATCAAAAATGATATTCAAAATCAAAACAGAAGGCAAATTTAAAGCCGCTTAAAGTCCGGCCTTAAATTTGCCTTTTTGTAAAATGTTTTACTGTCAAATCAAATGCAAATCACTGCCAAAGCAAACGGCGCGTTACATGTTCCGCAATAAAACCGTTTACATGCATATGATGTTGCTCGAAAGGTTACTTAAAAAGAAAAAGGCCTTGCGGTCGGAATCGCAAGGCCTTGATTTTACATGGTGCCCAGGGACGGAATCGAACCGCCGACACGAGGATTTTCAGTCCTCTGCTCTACCGACTGAGCTACCTGGGCGATTGAGCCCTCAACTTATATATTTATTTCCCCTGACT